GAAATCCCGTATGATTTTATTTGAAGAATGGCTTTGTTGCTATGTGCAATTCTGTCAACTCTATAGATCACTCTATAGCTTTGTTGACGATAAATGGCTTAAATGCTATGTGCATTTCTGTCAACTTATTGTTGCTATATTGTGAACCTTGTGAAAATAAAATATTGAGTTATCTGTAAATGGATTTTTCAAAAGATTAAAACCAAACCCTTATTTTAAGTATATAAAAATTTATAAAAGTTTTATATTATTTACTATGTATGTTTAATAACATGTTGCATTTTATATGTACATATTGAATTTTATAAGAAACCAAAAATATTAGAATAGAATTAATTTTACACATATACGTACCTAGATGAGAGAAAATTGTTGCCGATATAATGCGCCGTACACAAGTGCCGTTAGCTATATGTTGGAGTTACAACTTTGATTATTGACCCTGTGGGCAAGTATATTATTGTATCGTTACGGAAATTAACGACGCTTTGTAGAAAGAATAAATCTAATATTGCCCGAAGAAATGGGATAGTTGGTGGTAGAAACCACTCGCTTGCTCCTGGCGTTCAGTATGCATCTAAAAATTTTTAAAGCTATCTATGGTCACAATTATAAGAATTATTATTGCGACTTTTATTGAAATTTTAAAATATTTTATGTCTTTTGTGAATATATACAATTTGAGTACGATGGAGATTGAAAAACCTATTGGCTGTTTGACGTTTGAAGAAGCTAAAGAATTGGGATATGAATTATCTAATAATTATTCCCAACTTGATGAAAATACCGGCATGTTGATGCCCTGTAGTTTGAGTGCTATTAGTGATGATGTTTTGTTATCATTCCCTATGAATGATATTACGATTGAATATTTGAGAAGGGCTGGATACTTCCGTATGAAGGCTATGATAAGATCTAAGGTTTATCCTTTGGTCTTTGAATATGATTCTGATTATGGTTTTGTTGAAGTTTTTGTTCCTTGTGTGATTGTGCTTGATAGTGTAAAATCTGTTGCTGAATCTCTTGCTGAGGTTCGAAGTTTTGTTGCTGATGTAAATGCTGAAATAGTTGGTGAAGATTATCGTTTTGTTGAAAAAGAAATGATAATAAATCACCAAGTATATCCGTATTTATATAAATTGATGGTGGAGCTAGAAGATGAGTTTTATAGTGAACATGTTTTGTTGCGAAGATTGTTGCAAGTGTGTAATGATGTTGAATCTAATCCTGGCCCTTCTACTTCTGTTTTGTTTAGTAATTATGCCACTATTCATCATGAATTTTATGATTTGAATATACACGAAAATGCTACAGTGGATGCTACGAGCGTTACTTGGAAAGTGAAGATTGAAACTAACTGTGATAAATCATTATCATCTGGTTACAATGAACATCGAAACAAGAAACAAGCTTATGAACTGTGTTATCAACAAATATTGGCGAAAATACCTTTTAGAAAAGAGATTATTGTACCCGAGAGTGAACGACCTACTGAAAGTGCTCATGGTGAAGAATCTGCTGAAGTTGATACTGCGTTACATACTAATCTGGCTGTTACTACTGATCCTTCTGTTGGAATACCTACAAGTGTAGGTGGAAGTTTTTTAACTAAAACTACCACTGAAGCTATAGGAGATTATTCTAATTTGACCGAACAATGGTATTTGATTGATGATTTTGAATGGGATGCTACGGATACTGGTATGTTGAGAGAATATGTGTTACCGCGTGATGTACTTACTGCTAATGTTCCTGCAAATTCCCCACCCTTGATACCCTTTAATGTGAATTATATGTGGTCTGGGGATTTGGAATTGAGAATTGAGACGAAAGCCCAAATGTTTTTGACCGGATCACTGCAAGTTGCTAGTTATTATGAATTGAATGCTGATATTAATGCTGGTTTGAGACGCAATATTTATACTGCATCACAAACAAATCATGTGTTGATAAATGCTGGAGGTTCTAACGAAGCAATTTTGAGAATCCCTTATGTTAATCGACAACCGTTTATACAAACTAAGTTAGACAATTTGAATGTTGCTACTGCCTCTGTGTTGAATATGGTGAATGTTTTGATACAGGTTCTAAACCCGCTTCGAGTGGGAACTGGATCTGCGTCTGTGAGTGTTGCTGTGTTTATTCGATTCATTGATGCTAAGTTTCATGGTAAGCGAGATGGTGCCATTGGTACTATTCCTGTTTCCTTGTCACAAATTAAGGGAGATGGACCTACTCGAGGTCAGAGAATGATTGGATATGACTATGTTGTGCCTGAAGCGTCTCTGTTAGTGGATCTTGGTGTTGCTCTTGCTGAAAAAGCTGTGAACCAGTTTAAGAAGAACAAAAATAGAGATAACCCCCCTGCTGTTGCACCTAGTCAAATTTTGGTGCCTTTACCCGCTCAATCGTGGGCGCATGGAAAAGATATTGCTGAACCGCTTAGACCTTTAAGGCTTGACCCAACTGGTCAAACCCTTCATGATTTACAATTAGAAAGTATAGATACTGTGGAAGAAATTTGTAAAATTTTTGGATTATTGAGACAAGTAGTTTGGTCTGAGTCTGACCTTCCTGGTCAAACTCTGTTTAAATTTCCGTGTACGCCGTTGGCTGATTTTGGTGAATATGTTAATGATGGTGGATTGTTATCCTATGGATATTATATTCCGCCTGTTGGTGTGGTTGCTAGTATGTTTAATTTATATAGAGGACCTTTGAAATTTAGGTTAGATGTTATTGCTAATAAGTTTTACACTGGTGGTTTGATATTGGGATATATTCCTGGTATAGATATAGATACGACAATTACAAATAATATGATTAGAAATAGTGCTTTTACGACTTATTCGTTAGACGCTAATAATTTGAGTATAACTTACGAAACCCCCTACATAAATGCTGCTGAATGGTATACAACCATATTTAGAAAGCCTTTATCTTTGACTAATCGACGTTTGCCTGGTGTTTTTGTTGTTAATGTTTTACAACGTTTACAACAACCTTCTAATGTTAGCTCTGCTGTTGATATTAATTTTTATATGGCTGGAGGTGACAATTTTGAATGTGCTAATTTGACCCAACCTGCTTTGGTGTTGCGACAGGATGCTCTTCCTGTTGCTGATCCTTTGTTGGCTTTTACACCTATTACTTTGTTTGCAAATATTGGATGGAACGATTTTGGACCGCCATATTTTGATACTGGTAATCGACGTGCTTTGAGTGTTACTGCTGTTCCTAGTAGTGTTGCCCGATTGTGGACGACTGTTCAACATGAGTTGGCTTTTATTTGCCAAATGAATGTTTTTGTTACTGGAGTTCCTGCGATAACTACAAATCAATGTTGTATGTTAAAAGTGGGTTCTACTTTTGTGTGTGCTTTGTTTGACCCAACCCCTCCTAACCCTGCTAGTTTGATGGTTTTGTTGAATACTTATGAAGATTCTGAAGCGTATAGAACTATGTTGGCCCCTTATTTATATACGGGAGTTGTTTTACCGATAACGCCATTGCCTCTAATTCAGATTATCTGGAGACCTGGAGATCCTATACCTGCTATGAATGATTATATGAGAATGGAAGATTTACATATTTATGAAGATGTTATTGTGCCTGAGAGTGAACGTGATGCTAATCCTAATTTTTCAACAAGTGTTCAAGCTTTTGGATCTAATGGATGGGGAACCTCTTGTTTTGGGGAGTCCTTTACAAATGTTTATGATTTATTACGACGACCTACGCATAATGAGAGTTTCACTTTTAGTGATTCCCTTACTTCGCGTTATCCTTTTGCTTTGTTTAAATTGAAAGTCACTCCGGTCCCACCTGGACCTAATTATAGTGACAATTTTGATTTGTTGAATAGGAGTAGTCATGCTCGCATTTTGTTGAGTGGATATAGATATTACCGTGGTGGTATGAGATATAGAATTATATTTCCTTATTTACCTGGTGTGTTTGTATGGGCTCAATATGATGCTTCTGATAAGATTGCTCCGACTTCGATTCTGTACCCTGATCTTTTGCTACCGACGCCTATTTTGCGTCATTCTAATCCTTTGGATATATTGACTTTGAGTGTGAATCAGATAATGAATATTGAAATTCCATGGTATAATGCTAATGATTTAAATTATTTGCAAGATACCAATTTTGTTACCATTGATGAGGATCAAGCGATTGCCGCTGATATGGGATCTATTATGGTTGGTTTTTCTACCAATACTAATGTTTCCATAGCTGGTGATTACACTGTTAATGTTTATTCAAAGATTGCTGATGATTTTAGTTTGAGTGTGTTCCAGGGATTTACGTCCATGCAATACTTAACTGTGTTGAATGATACTACTATTCCTGAAGTGATTGTGCCTGAGTCTGACCGTGATGAGGGTTACGTGTCTGGAGTGGTTCGGAAAAAAGTTATTCAACCTGTTGTAGATCAAATTAAAGAAGAAATTGAAGGTGTATGTAATGGCGTTGGAAAGGCTGTAGAAAAGATTTTGCAGCAAGTTAAAGCGTCGGCTATTGTCAATATGGATTTTAATCTAAATAGCGTTCTAACAGACATTATGAGTCAGTTAGGACACTGTTTAATAAATCCTAGCGTTAAGACGCTAGGTTGGTCGGTAATTTCGATGCTGGCCAAAATAGGTATATTAAGTTATAATATGATTGCGAAAGCGTCAAAATTGTTTTCTGATGTTTGTCAGATTATATTCAATCCTGCTAGAGTCACTAATCCTGTGCAAGACCTAGGGGAAGCTGTAATTGAATCTGATAATGTATTTGTTGATGAACCTGGATTGTCGGCCCATTTGGCTGCTTTCTGGGGATTGATAATTTCTGCTTGTGCTGCTTTAGTGCAAGTCAAATCTTACCCGAGTTTGAATATTTCTGATATAGGTAAAAATTTGTTGCCCATAATACGAACCTTTACGATGACTGCTAATAGTTTGACGAATTTTTTTAAATTACATTTGGACATGTTATCAGAGATCTTTAAGCATTTATGTTTTTGGAAATCTGTACATGAAAAAGTACCCCATAGTTTAGAAATATACAATGGAACTTTTGTGAAAGCTTGGTGTGAAGAAGTGAGTTTGTTGACTGCGCCTGGACACGATCAGGTGATTATGACGGATACATATTTAATGGATAGAGTTTATTTGGCCTTTTTGATAGGTCAACTTATTTCGAAGAGTATTGTTGATAAGAGTAATGAGAAAAATAATGCAATATTGCTGAATTATTTGAATAGAATTGGAAAATTGCATGAAGATTGTGTTGCTACTGGTAAAACTGGATGTGTACGAATGGAAACGTTTGGTGTGTGGATACATGGTAACCCTGGAATTGGAAAATCATATATGGTGGAATCACTAACAACTGAATTGTTGCTAGCTGCTGATATATCTTTTTCTGGTGAGAAAACATTACCTTTGAATCCTGCTGATAAGTATTGGTCTAGATGTATGAAACAACCTGTTGTGTTTATGGATGATGCTTTTGCTTTGACTACTGATGAATCTAAACAGTCTCAATTGGCTGCTATTTTTGCGATTATGACCCCTGCGCCGTTATGTCCTGTAATGGCTGATATTAAACATAAAGATAGATTATATTCACCCGATATTTTTGTCGCGTGTTCTAATTTGTTGTTTCCAATAATTGATGGAGTGACTGACAGAGTTGCGTTGTGGAGACGAAGAAATTTGCTTGTTGATGTGAAGATTAGTGAAAATGTGCCTAATTGGCACCCTAATATTAAGACTGCTGATTTGAAAGCGATGAATATTCCTGGTTTGAATTTGGAAAAATACGAACATTTATTGTTCAGAATTGCGCAAGATCCTAGTGATTTGCGTACTAGATGGACACAATATATGGACTGGGAACAATTTGTGGTTACGTCACGAAGAATGTTTTTGGAATTTCGTACTCAAGCAACTGTTAGTTATAATTTTAGATTGAATGAGTTTTATAGAGCCCAGAAGAAAGTTATGCCAAATTATGAAAATTTGTTGGCTAATATACCTGATGGTGAAAATTTGTATGTGATTGCTGCTGCGTTGGCTGAAAGACTGGGTTCATCCCTGTTGAAGAAGTCTGATTCTGTTTGGTATGTACCAATGAAAGAAATATGTGTGAAAAATGTGAACTATTTGAGTAATTTATTTAAGGACACTTATTTTGGTGTTGAGAAGAGAATATTTGAATTTAATTGGACTAATATTTTGCAGAATGTTGAAATTACTGTACCGCAAGCTGATACTGATATTGATTTGGAAGATCCTGATGACATTTTACGAGTGTTGAAGAGAGAGATTAGATTGGTGTCTTATTGGAGTAAAACATTGAAGTCTATTGTTGTGTATGTTACTGGACTTAGAGAATATGTTGGTGAATCTGGCTTTTTGAAAGTTCTTAGGATTATTTATGATCGAATGGAACAGAGAAAAGATTTTGGTCATTCTGTGATGTCTGATAAGACTCGTTTTGAGAGATTGTTTGATGCTGTTGTCAATTGTTTGAAAGAGATGGTTAATTGTAAACATTTTCCACTTTTTGGTTTTGGTTATACTTATCGTTCGAGTTCATTTGTTTATGAATATGAGAATGGTGAAGAAGAATCAATACCTGGAATTTGTTGTCATATGGATAAATGCGTTTTGACATGTAGTGGATTGGTTGATCATTTGTTTAGTTACACTATGGTCGAAGATGAACCCCCACCTTATTTGAATGGAGATTTGTTTACTGAATGGGATGATCGATATGATGAACCAAAGCCTGAAGAAAATGAAAATTATTATTGGACTTTGATAAAGAAATATTGTACTATTGCGTGGAATGTGTTCAAAGAATGGTGGCCCTATATTACTGCTGGTATTGGAGTGTTTGCTTTTGCTTACGCAATGATGAGACGAGGAAGTGGCAAGGAAGTTGTTGCTGAGGGCGCTAAATATGATGCTAATAAATTATCTAAACAAAGTCGCCAAATTTTGAAGAAGGCGAGTTTAAAGATTGTGAAAATGCAAAATAGAGCTCATAAAGATATGACTGAAACTGCTAATCCTGAGTCTAGTGCTAATATTGATGATATTGTGAATAAAGTTAAAAATAATACGATATTTTTGCGTGTGAAGTTTAATGAAGATGGAAAAGATAAGCATAAAGATTACCGGTGTGTGATGATTGGAGATAGAAAATGTTTGATGATTCGTCATTATATTGAAGAAATTCAGTATTATGTAAATCATTATAAGAATGCATGTGTTGTTATGTTGTGTAATAATGGTGAGAGAGAAGTTGATATTCCTCGCGGCGCTTTTGATGTAATTTCTGTTTTGGATGGATACAAGGCTGATGTGCCTGACTTAACAAGTCAAGTTGGATATAAAATATTCAATAGTATGTGTGTGGTGGAATTTCCTAAAATATGCCCACAATTCAAAAATTTGATAAAACATTTTGTGACATCAAATGAAGAGATGAGATTAGATAGTGCTGCGTGCTTGGTTATGATAGATCCTAATTTGACTGTTAATAGACATTATGTGGAAGCGAAGACGAAGACTAAGACAACAATTATCACGCAAACTGATATTACTTCACAAATTGAAATAGATAGGTGTTGGGAATATGCTCAAGTGCATGGATATGGTTATTGTGGTTCAATGTTGATACATATGAGAACTGCAAAAATAATTGGAATGCATACTGCTGGTGGATTGTATTCGCATAATGGATATTCTGAGAGATTGATACGAGAAGAATTCGATGGTGTTGAACAAAGTATGTCTATGGAAATATTCATACCGAATTTGGAACCCATTGAATTGACTGATAGAGTCTTGGAGGGAAGTGTCTTTCCTATTGGTAAAGTACCAAGGGATTATGCGAAGGGAGAATCTGGTAGAACGAGAATAGTACCTTCACTTATTCATGGAGAAGAGTTTGAGGTGAGAACTGAACCTGCTCCTTTGAGTCCTTATGATGAAAGATTGCCACCTGGCAGCTCACCATTGTATGATGGTGTTGCTAAACATGGTAATCCGAGTAAGGAGTTTCCGCAATGGGCTGTTGATTTGGCTGTTGAAGATTTTGGAAATTTATTAATTAGTAAATGTAAACCTCTAAGAAAGGTTGGTATATTGAGCGAAAAAGAAGCTATATTTGGTAACCCCGATTATAACTTCCACTCTATACCAATGGACTCAAGTGAGGGTTTTCCATTGTCGAAACTCAGACCTAAGGGATTGAAAGGAAAAGGATGGTTGTTTAACATAAACAGAGATCCTGTGAGTAATGATGTTATTGACTACAAATTGCACCGAGAGTTGAGGAAACAAATGGATGTGAAGTGGGCGATGAGAGAGAAGAACATCAAGCCATTTACTGTATTTCAAGATTGTACCAAGGACGAAACTTTGCCAAAGAAGAAGTGTAGAATAAAAGGAAAAACAAGAATATTTTCTATGTCACCTATTGACTTTACCATTCACTGTCGTCAGATATTTGGGGATTTCATAATGGCTCATACTTTTCATGCTTCTAAATTAGAACATGCTATTGGTATTGATCCTTTGAACACGGAAACGTGGACGGAACTCCATAACTATGTGACGTCAGTGGGTGATGATGTTATTGCTGGTGATTTTTCAAACTTTGGACCTCAAGCGGTTTCACAAATCGCTCACGCTCTATATTCAAAAATAGAAGCTTGGTATAAACATAATGGTGCAACTGAAGAGCATTTGAGACATATTCGCATAATGGGAGAGGAATTAATTAATTCTACTCATTTATGCTTTGTGTTTCTATATGCGGTATTTTGTGGCATTGTGTCTGGTTCATTTATTACAGCAAATTTTAATTCCAAAGTACACAGTGTATATATGAGAATTGCTTGGCTATTGATAACGTTAGAAAATAATTTTATTAATTACTATAAGCATTTTAAATTGATTACATATGGTGATGATGGCTTGGGAGGAATCTCAAGATTGTACAGAGAGGTTTTTAATGTGGCAACACTTAGATCCTTCTTTGCTGAGTACGGTATAAATTATACGTCAGTTGATAAAGACGATAATGTAATACCCTACTGTAAGATAGAGGAAACCAGTTTTCTAAAACATAAGTGGATACCCCACCCCAGAAAACATGGTTATTACCTGGCCGCTTTAGACACGGAGTCTATTGAGGGTCAGATGAATTGGGTACGTGACGAAGGCGATTTACGAGATAATACTATCCGTAATTGCGAGAATGCGCTTCGACAGGCGTATGGTCATGGCCCTGATTATTATTCTGAATTATATGCTCGAATTCGGAAGGTCTTATCAACCAAAGGTGAACATTTTGTCGCAAAAACATGGGACGAATTATTCATCGAGCATGAAAAGCGTGTAAACACGTGTTAAGAGTAAAATTTGTTAATTCAGAGGCGCTTACTTCTTCTAAGTGAGTGGTCTAAGACTGGATTTGGGTTTTTATTCTTTATTGGGAATGAGCTTTCTATCGTAAATGTCATGCGGTA